CTGTCCCCTATGACCCCTTGCCTAGGATCTTTCTGGTTGGGGACATCTGTCCCCCATAACCCCCTTGCTTAGGGGACATCTGTCCCCCCATAACCCCATTGCCTAGGATCTTTCTGGTTGGGGACATGCTTAGGGGACAGCTGTCCCCCATAACCCCCTTGCTTAGGGGACATGCTGTCCCCTATGACCCCTTGCCTAGGATCTTTCTGGTTGGGGACATCTGTCCCCCATAACCCCCTTGCTTAGGGGACATCTGTCCCCCCATAACCCCATTGCCTAGGATCTTTCTGGTTGGGGACATCTGTCCCCCCATAACCCCCTTGCTTAGGGGACATGCTGTCCCCTATGACCCCTTGCCTAGGATCTTTCTGGTTGGGGACATCTGTCCCCCCATAACCCCCTTGCTTAGTATTCTTCTGCTTTATTCTTGCTTTGTCCTCAAGTAAAAAGATATTCTTCAGAATACTACAATACTACATCACTACATCACTACATCAATGCATCCAACTTAATAATTTCACTGTCGACTAGGTCTGCAGGTACAGTGATCCGTATAAATTCTACTGTCGCATCTTTTATAGTGATTCGCTTATATGGATCTCCGTTAATCATCTTTAAAGATAAAAGATTTAATTTAACAAGGACATCAAGCACTTCAAATTCATCAGATTGCGTAGGATCAGTAACATCAATAATATTGTTCAAACATGCTATTAAGATAAACCCAAGCGAATAACAATCCATGCTTTCGACACACTTTTCAAATATTTCACTTAAATAATCCTCACTTTTATTATAATACTTATTTTTTATGAAATTATTAATTGTTTCCAATAAATATGATTTATTTCTTATAATGTCTTTGTTCATTGAAGAATACTTATCACTAATATATCTCATAGTATCTTTTAAAGAGTCTTTATTTCTACCACTACTCATAATAATATAATCCATTGGCCATATCTCATACACGGCTCCTGCAAAATCTTTGTGATCATAAGAATTTATGTTTACTTCTTTAGTTGCAATTCCAAAATCAATTAATCTGAATGTTGGTTCGACTACTATATTATCTGTTTTAATGTCTCTGTGATATACGTCATTATTATTTAACAATAATACTCCTTTAAACAGATTCAATAATTTTTCAGTCATCTCTTTAAGAGGACGTTTTACTTTTAAATATGTTGATAAATTCATCCCTCCATTTGGTTGCAATATATTAAAAAAATGATCATTTACCTGTTTTAAAAGTTCTTCTTTCACATATAAAATCTCAGCAAATTTATCAGCAATAAGAGAACAATTTTTTAATTCATCTGCTTGTTCTATATCAGAATATGTTATATTTGTTTTTGCAATAGGATAAATTAAATATTTATTAGTTGGATCGATTTCTTTTAAAAATTGTGTATTATAATATTCATCATATACATTATTTTTAAGAATTAACTTCGAAATAGTTGATTTATTAGATTCATGTCCAGTACCTTGAATGCTTGGTAAATATACGCACCCGTATGCACCCCTAGCAATATATTTGCCACCACGCATTTATGTATATATTATTTGCATATATAAAATATATTACTTTGTATATTAAAAAAAATATATATATTTTTTATTACTTTGAATATCAAAGTGAATATCAAAGTAAATAATAAATTATCATTAACACTTAATATTTACTAACAATATAATGATATACTAGGAATGTCTATGTATCTATGTCCATAGCATTTCATATGAGGCTTGAGCAGGATACTGACAATCATAATAATAAACATTATAGTCAAGATTCTTTGTCATATCTTCAAATGGCTTAAGAAAATCACGCATAGAATCCTCAAAAAATGACGTATCTCTATCATAAGTATTTGTTGACCAATAATAGTAGTATCCAGAAGACAACTCAGATATCCTGTTTTCAATCTTTTCAACTACTGAAGAATCAGAGTCAGCAAGCATGTCAATAGTATACCTATCTAATTCATAACTCTTCATATATCCACACTTGTGGTACAGTTCTTCAAGAAATGCTTCTACTAATGCATCCTTGTTTTCACCTTGTGGAACAGTAAGCATTGACATCTTACTCTTGAGATATGATCTCATCTCTTCAAGATCAATCCACTTGAAACCACCATCTGCACCCATTTTCTCTGTAGTTCTGAGCAGAGCAATATCCTGACATATGAGAAAATTTTGATCATTTTTCTGATAAAAAATGATCAAAAATTCACACCTATGAAGATAACTCTTGATGACTCCTAAAAGCATAAAAGCATGCAGTGCTTAGGAATTGCGGAAAAGACAAAACAACAGTGCAAGATAAAATTTGGCTTATCTGATGGTTATTGCAAGTACCATCAAGCTCAAAATCCTAATGCATCTGTTGAACAGTGTCATGGAATCGCAGTCACAACAAACGAAAGGTGTAAGATAACATTTGACCTAGTCAATGGATATTGCAAACATCATTCTAAGCGTAGGGGACAGCTTGGGGGACAGCTGTCCCCCATAACCCCCTCGCTTAAGGAACATTCTGGTGGGGGACAGCTGTCCCCCATAACCCCCTCGCCTAAGAAACATTCTTGTGGACTTTCAAAGGAAACGTTACAAGGAATATCAAATGATGAATTATTGAAGATTGTGAGAAATCTTCTTCAACAAACAGTCTAAGTAGAGAGAACAATAGAATACATATGTTAATGATATAAGAGCTCTTTGGTGTCTTTTATTAGCAACATGGATAATTATCACTTTGTCGTTCTCTAGAACAATATATGCAAGCCTTCTTCTTACCATTATCATATACAGTGTGATACGATTCATCATAATTAAGTTCATTGCATACACATTTTAATTGCAAATCACGGATTATTTTGTCAAGATCATTCTTTTTATTGAGTAATAATGTCTCTAATTGATTTATTTCTGCTTCCAGAATAGTAATTGTTGGTTGAATTAATTCTCTTTCTTTTTTCATTTGAATTAAATTATCAGAAATACGAGAAGAACGTTTTTCTCTATATTCATGCTCTTTTCTGCATTGTTCTATAATATGTTCCTTGGCTAATTTCTTGTCTATAATTCTTTGTTTTTTTCGAGCTTCTTTTTCGAGTAATTTTCTTTTCTCAAGAATACTTTCTGCCTTTTTAATTATTTCTTCATCTTCGTCTTTGTTATTAATATTCATTATTTTAAAAGAGTATTTTTAAGAGAGTTTTTTAAAAGAGTTTTTAAGGAGAGTATTTTTGACAATTCTTTATTAAGATATGTTAAATGCACTTCTTGTCGCTTTAAAATCTCATTATTATGTTTATCTTTTAAAAGATTAAGATATGTTTTAATATTCATATTAATGACATTTGCAACATATATCATATCAGGTGTGTTATCAGAAGATGTCTCACATAATACTGATAATTGATCAACAAATAATCTCTTCATTGTGTAATCATCCAGATATGTTTTAAAAATACCATTAATAATTGCATATTCTAAAATATTAATATACTTAACTGGAGATCCGAGTGAAATTCCATTAGGTGATAAGAATTTTTTAATCATATAATTGATTAAGTCATTATAATAGTGTTTTAAGTTACCTTTACCCATTGAATATACACTTTCATCTATTGCAACAACATCAGAACTATAAATAACTGCTTTTATATTATAAACTATATGAGTGTATTCTGTATATGTATACTTAATCGAATTCATTATGGTAATCATTTTATCAAGTGCTTCATACATTTTATCTTTTGATATGTAGCTAAATGATTTTCTATCACTCTTAAAGTGCCTTCCTCCAATATACTTTGCACATACGTCAAATAACATCTTGTAACAGTTGTAATATATAAATATGAACAGTGCATTATATGTAAACTTATTTATTTCATCGTTCTTAAGCATGTAAAGTAGATTTTTACGATATTTTGAATATACGATAAGAGATTTATCGACATACTCTAATGGATTTTCTCCATGTTTATGAGTCTCTGACATAACCCACACATTTTCATACACATTTTCATCTGTTGTATATGGCACTACTCCGGCATTATTAGCATTATTATCAGAGACATTATTATGGCCATAGCCATAGCGTATAGCTTCTAGATCATATTCTCTGTTAAGATTTTTAATATTAAGCGATTGAATGCACTTTTCAAAATCATTTGCATTCTTAGCTAACCCAATATATGCAAAAATATCAGTATAATCCATAACACTTCCGTATTCATTCGGATAAAACGTACCACTAAACATATGCCTTAATCCTAATGCATGACCAGCTTCGTGACATGCAACATTTTCAATATATAATCCTATTAATGTTTCAAGTAATTGTAAATCTTTGTACATAGACATTAAATAATGTCTAGATGGTGTTGATTCAAGTTTATCTAGACACATATAAATATGTCCTGCAAGCATTTCCCCTGATCGTGGATCAGTAACAAATCTTGTTGTCGCAGAATATGGGCAATTTATTGCGCTTTTACAATAACAACTAACTATCCATTGATTTAATTGTGGTTCAATATTATCAACTATTTTGTCAGAGAATATAATAGCTTTATCTATACCAATAACTGCCTTAAAATATAAGTTCCATGACAATATGCCATTTTTGATATTAATCCTATATTTTTCAGGTACACTTGAATGTAAATAGAATGTCCATGGTATTTTATTTATGTTCATTCTATTAATGATAAAATTATTTCTGCTAACAGCATAATCTTCTATTGATACCTTCTTACAATTAGTACTGATAGTATTAAAATAACCAATATGTTCATTTGCATATTTGATAGGCATCTTTTCATCTGTGATATCGTATCGAATTACTTTTAGAATTATTGCTTGGCCATATTGGTTATTTCTTTTCATTGCTTGAATAATTATATTACCTGTATCTTTATCTTCCCTCACATTTAATGTATCATCTGCATCTATTATGATAGCTACTGCTGTTCTATCATAAGTTTCTCTATATAACAATTGAGCAACAAGTTTTACAATAGATACATTATCATTTGGATCATTTAGTAATATTCCACTCTCCTCAAAAAAGTTTTTTTTAAAGAGAGTATTTTTAATATAGTGTTGAGCAACACTTAAAGTATTAATTTGTCCAATATCTTCTGCTGATAAAATCAAATAATTAATGCATATTAATCTACCTTTTTGCATTGTTATGTATTATTACTATTCTTAATTCCTATTATATATATAGAAGATATAGAAGTTCTAAAAGACTTATAATGCCATCAGTTCAAAAGCCAGAAAAAGACTTACCCAAAGAAACAAAGCATGATCCTGCGACAAATAGTGTAATTTTTGCTGGAAATGCTTTAGAATTTCATCTTGGAATGAGAGATAAGTATAATACTAAAGCTTTAAAAACTAAAAAGACTTTCTAAAGTCTTAAGTATAACGAAGTAACAAAGAGATAACAAAGGAATGGATATTCATCTATTAATTTTTCTAGTTGTTGGATTATTGTTTCATATAGGGATGGTTATATATTATTTTTTACAACCTCCAAGTAGAGATAGAAGAGTAATATTAACAATGTTAACAATTATGATCTTGTCTAGTTTATATCAACTCTTTCATTTAAAACAGAGCACAGTCCCAATAATTTAATGTATGTAAAACGTTAAACTGGAATGTCTCAGTCTTGTTCCAAAGCGAGGGGCTATGGGGGATAGCTGTCCCCAAAAAAATGATCAAAAATTTCCAAGATGCGGTATGTTTCGTTTTGCTAGTAGCAAAAGGATTCACAAAAGATGACAAGTGTCGCACAGATTCTGATTGATTGTGACTGTTCTCCAGTCAATCCAACAAAGACTTTTCCGACAAAGACTCGTCGCTTGACAAAGCCACGAATTAAGAAGGATCATCATGTGGCTCTTTTTCCTGAACTTGCCATGGAAGATTCTGATCCATCTGACCAAGAAGATATCATACACAATGATATCTATGCATTTCAAAAGCGTATCAGATTGACTCAACGAGAATTGTCTGTATTCAACGAGTGTGCGAAAAAGTCAGAGTTTTCAGTGGATTTTTTTGTTGATGGTTTTTGTTGGTTTGCTCTCAAGTACCATATTTTAGAAGACAATGAGAAGATCATTCAAAAAATGTTTGACAAGCGATTTTCATCAGAATACAGAAGTTATGATAGTCCTCTTGAAAAGGCAACGCACGAAGCGTTCAATTGGATGTATACGATGAGTGACGTATACCGAGCTGAATTGATATTAGGATGTTAGTACTTAGTAATAGTTACGGTAATAGTAGTTGTTTAGTAGAAGTTCTTTGCATAAAAGAATAATCTCATAAAAAAGAATAACCTTAAAAAAGAAAAGAATGTATATTAAGAAAGGTAAAATAGTTAATATAAAAATTATTGATGATATTGATGATATTAATGATATTGATAAACCAATACTAGATATTATGAAAAATGAATTTAAAAATGATGAGTATGGAACTATTATTAGTAATCTTGATATTGATAGTTTTTATTATATTGATGAAACAAAATTTAATAATAATGTAGGGAAATCTTTTTCACTAAAATGCTTGTTATTAGATAATTCGTATTTAATAGATGATCCATGATATTTATATTTACAAAAAGATTTACCATGTTTATCATTAAAAAGATTACATATATCCTGCGGAGCAGTTAACACATTTGACATTAGTTATATAGAACGTATATAAATGCCTGTATAATTATTGTAAAGATAATAACGCAATTGCTTATAGGATAGATGCGATGTTAAAGATAAACGAAGAAAGACAAAGAAAAGATACACAAAGAAAAGAAAAAGACAAAAATCTAGCATGTAATTATTATTCTTTCAAATCTTTTGTTGGAATATTTGGCATATATAAATACATAGGTTGTTTAATGAAATACTAAGCACCAACATGATGAACAAGATTATTCATTTCATGTATATATGGATCTGGATAGTATCTCCAGCCTTGTTCGATAAATAACGGAACTGTTTTTTGAGCTAATTGATGATAACAGTCATCCATATGGTATGTAGTATCACGGCACCTATTGTCTACTTCTGGGAGCAATTGTAATGTTAATAAGTGTGCTCTTTTGATTTTTCCCCATATGATTAAGAATATTCTTAGCAAATGCTGGAACTAGCGACAAAATATGACTATCACAAAATGCTTTTCTCTCTTGATGTTCTTTCAACTTGTCTGCTATAAGTTTACCAGCATATGATGTGTCTACTTTAGTGACTTCTGCCATGATTGATTTATGTAATTATGTATTAGCAATGATAATTGTTTTATTCAATTTTATTCAATTATATTCAATTATATTCAATTTTTTGTGGAACAGTATGCCATATCCCACTATCTATCAAATTATTCTTCTATCAAGTGATATTATTAATAGTCATAAAAAATTCCAAAAAATACAAAGTAAATACAAAGAAAATTCAACAAGAACATGTCTCTTATTGTATTTGGACTCTTAGTTTGTGCAAGTGAATTAGCACATTTAACCCACTATTATAATGTTGACGAATGTATTAATTCAGAAGATGAAGATGAAGTATTTGGCTATTACAATGTGTATGATGATGTTAATTATGAATACTTATTAATCAGTATAGGGATATATAGTTTATTGGTGTCGTGGAAATTATATAATATCAATGCATAGTATTGATACGCACGAAATTAAAGAAAATCATAAATTAATCGATTATAATGAATTAATAAAGTTTAAAGATTTTATTGATAAATTGTACTTATCAGGAAGAATTACACATACAAACTTAAATATGTACTTAATATAAATAATATGAAAATACAAAGTCATATAAAATGATATAAAATGATATAAAATGATAATATCAGAATTAGAATGTTAAATTGCGATCTTTTATTGAATATTTAGCTATCTTTATATCATTTTCAATTGCAAATTGATTCAATTTGTCGTATGTTAATGAATCTAACATTTTCAAAAGCATCATTCATAATTATTTATTTTGTTGATGAAAATATTCAGATTATTTTTTTGAAATAAAACATTTTTTTGGATTATTTTAAGATTAGTATTAAATTAAAAGTAATTAATTAGTTATAATGTTATAATAAAGCATGTCGCAAGAGAATGAAAATGTTTTTATTGGGATTTTATTAGCAGGAGGAAAGAGTACTCGTTTTAATGCTCTTAGTAGTTCTCTTATTAATAACAGTAAATTATTCTATCCAATTAGTCAATTAGATAATAAGTTAGTAATTGAATGTTCAATTGATGCACTTATTAATAATAATATAACCTATTTGGTAATAGTTACTAATAGTTTATTATATTCGAGAGTACAATCACTGATATGCGAGAAATATGATATTCACAAAGAGAAAATATTACTAGTTGTTAATGATATTGATGATAGATTAATATCATTAAAAGTAGGCATCCAGAGTATTCATTTAACAAAGCAATGGGGCTATGGGGGACGGCACGTCCCCCACTCCCACCACATAGTCATTCACGATGGGGCTAGGCCTTTTATTAGACAAGAACACATTGATAAATTAATCCAAACATTTACTGTCGATAAATGCTTGTTTTCTCAATATTGTTTGAAAATATACAATGGACTATATGATATAAAAAATGGCAAAGCGTTAAATCCTATTAATCATATTGAACTGTGTACGCCATTATGTATTAATTACAGCATATTACAACAATATGCTGATAGTGTATTACAACAATATGCTGATAGTGTATTACAACAATACTTTAACAATAGTAATTCTGATAATGAATTCTTGACATTTATTAAAAATTCATCAATAAATATAAAATATCAATTAATATATGGAAAATATAATGATTTGAAAAAAATTACCGTAATAGATGACGTAATTTAATCATCTCATGTGCTCTGGAGTGCTCTGGAGTGCTCTGGAGTGCTCTGGAGTGCTCTGGAGTGCTCTGGAGTGCTCTCAAGTTTCTTGAAAGTTTCAGCATTTATCTTTACATGTATATTATAGTTATTCTCTTTTGAATGACAATAATAACTAGAAGCATATTCTGTCATATATGTTTTACCATAATTTTTCGTTAAAAAATAGTGCGGATCTTTAGGAATACAAACATTATCAATTCCAAGAAAATTAATACTCTCCGGAGGGAAAAAGTGTTTACTTTTAAAATCTCTACCAAAAAAATTAATGTACTGAATCGCTTTATGCGTTTCTTTGTGTTTCTTTAAGTCTTTGTAATTAAAAATAAATAAATCTATAAAAGGCCATGTATATTTACCTTTTCCGCCCATAAATAAACTATGATCATAATCATTACAATCAATCTGTTTTCCATCATGTAGACAAAATTTAATCATGTGATGTTCTTTATTAACAATATGAATCCTGTCTTTATAAAGATTATATATATGAGGTAAAAAATTGAGTATTTTACTTTCAACGACTAAATCCATATCATCATCCCATGGAATAAAATCATTATGACGAACATAACCAAGTAAAGTTCCAGAAATTAGAAAGTATTTCACATTGAATCTATCAAGTATACCTATAGTTGTTTTTAATAGTTCTATTGCTTGTGCTCTTGAATTACCTTCAAACCCATATTTAGTTGAAAAGTATTCTTTTATTGCGCTTAAAGTATTTTGAGGGATTGGATTTTTTGTATATCGTAAATCAAGATAATTTGTCATTGATAAAAGTAAATGTTTATTATTAAGTAAATGCCTTGATAGTCCTGATAGTCCTGATCCTTCGATAATTTTATCTTCTAATATTTCAGATCCAGATGATACAAATAGCATATTTAAAATGCTATCACGAATATTGTTTTCATTGTATGTTTCAAAAAATATAGTTTCTTGAAAAGAATTATTATTTCCTTTGATAATTTGTTTTGTGATTTTTTGCTTATTCTGATAATTACCGTGTTGCTGAGAATTTATTATTAGGATATTTGCACAACTTTGTTGAATTTTACCAGTAATAAGATCATAAAGACTATTTTGAGGTGCGCTTACATAATCTAAATTTCCAATAACACGCAGTCCATCAATGTAATCAGATAGGATATCCTTTTGAATTTTGATATAATTAAATATGATTGGTGACTTTGATAACCACACACTAAAAGATTTTGAGTCTATTTCGATGGAGCCTGTTAAAATTATAACAGGATTTTCATAATCTTCTTGTAAAGAGGTTTCTTCATATTTAATGTTACGAGTACTGGTATCATTAATATTAGTAATATCAGTAATATCAGTAATTAAATCGTGTGTAGTAGCAATGTAATTACTATAATTACTATTATTACTATTACATCTAGAATAGTTTAGTATTAATTTGCGATTATATTTAACTGCATAATTTAAACATATATCGACTACATAAAAAAAATCACATATATTCGAATATTCGCATGAATTAATTAAATACTTATTTGTAAACATACTTATGCTCTAATATGCTCTAATATACTCTAATATACTCTAATATGCTCTAATTAATAATAGAAAAATTAAAAAAAATAAAAATTAAGAAAACTATTAATACTCCTTGATACTCTTAAGAATGTCGATTCGAGATCAACTTTTTGCTTTTATTAGTCAGCCAATTGAAGATATTTCAAAACAATTGACTGCAATTAAAGCAAAAGTTATAGTTGTTCGCCAAGATACACAAAGTACTCATGATCCTCAAAGTACACAAAGTGATTCACAAAGTATTCAACAAAGCGATCAACAAAGTACTCAAAGCGAAAAAACGTACATGATCAAATTCGGAGAGGAAAGTCAATTTCTTGCGTTTGAACCATTTCAACTGTATCTAAAAGGTATCATATTCAGACAGGGTAAGATACTAGCGGTACCGTATATGACGCCTATTGATGTTTTTCGTCTTCCAGCAGAATCACAAGAAACTATTAAGAATATTATTCCAGATCATTTTATCATAACAAAGATAGGAACACTATTGAAATTGGCATTTTATGATAATAAGTGGAATTTGTCGACTAATGGTGGAAGTGACGCATTTGAAGTGACAAATACCAGACTTGAAATGGAATCATTTGGTGAATATTTTACAAGATTCGCATACATAGATGAAAGCGCATGTAGTCTTAATGGATATTCTCTAAATAAAGAATGCACATACATCTTTATTCTTACTGATGCCAACATAGGATCATGTAATCTTTATCATTCAACAACAATAAATAACAATACTCTTGTCGAGACATCAGATTATATTGGTGTAACTCAATTTGACAAACTAGAATGTGGTGCACATGGTCTTCAAATGTTTGATCACCTAAATGTCAATTATACATCAATAGTGAACACTGCCGAAGGCTATACACATAGATATCTCTATTCTGCTCAGATAGATAATATTTTGATTGATTATGCCAGAGGTCTAGTGCTTACTGGATTTAATTACGCTCCGTATTCTGAAAAGATTATGGGGTATGTTAATCAATTGAATGACTTAATTGTTTATATTCGACTGAACTACTTTAAAATGAATCGTTATCATGATAAGATTAATGTTGGAAAAATAACATTTCAAATCATTCGTCGAATTCATGGAAAATATTTGACCGTATTGCGTCCAAATAAGCTTGTTGTAAATGATAAATTCATTGCACATTTTCTAAGTACAGAATGTACGACACGTGAGATCTTTTGTCTTTTGAGTGAATCAAAGATGATTAACAAATGACCAAATGATACCAAAGAAAAATATTAATTAGACAGAGAAAAATATTAATTAGACAGAGGAATATATCTGAGTTTTACATTCTTTAATTTACTTTGTAAAATATTATTATCACGATCTATTAGTTTCTTAAGTCTCTTGACGAAATTTTCATTAAAGTGTAATTTATTACCATTAATGATACTACAAAAGAATAAGTAAAACCCCTTATAAAAATGACATTCATTTATTATGCCTAAAAGAAGATCTCTTACTTTATAAGCTGTTTCTTTTCTTATTGACCATTGATTAATATAGAGATAACCATACGAAAAATTATTTGTTTTCTCAGTTCTGAGAATATGTTGCCCACAAACATTCTTTAATATAATATCACTCTCAACAGCTGATTTGAATTTGTCTATGTCATCTTGAATTAATCTGGCTGACCTTTTAACATCATAAATGGTCTTAATTTTGAAAACATTTCTTTTAGTATCTAGTGCTCCAATAACAATATCAAATTCACTCTTTTTATTATTTACAGGTATTCCTTTGTCATCAATAAAGTACGTATTTGTTTTTACAACTTCTTTTAAATCATCTCCTGTTTGAATAGAATCAATAACGGTCTTTTCTAATATCATTCCGTCATTTTCAATATTAACAGAAAATTTATGATTATGAATACAGTTGAACACAGAGAAAATATTACTAGGAATACTATCATAGTATCTAATATTATCTCTGAAGAATTTATCTAATGTTAACCCTGATACTCTTTCTATTTCTTCTGTATCATTAATAATATGCACAAGTCGTTGTGCAATATTCTCAAATGACTCAAGATTTGCATAAAATCTCCTAGCTGTTGATATATTTCTTAGCGATTCACGCGAATTTTGAAAAACATCAATATACTCGACCATAAAATTAAGTCCATGCATGTAATATATTCTGACATAATCAAAAAAATATTGTCTATTCTCTATATTGATACATGTAAGAAGTCTATTCATGTTTAATTGAAGATATATATTTTTCTTCATCAAATGATAAAGTTTGTGGTGAGGTGTACCTTTATGTCTTGGAAAAGGAAAGAAATTAGCAAATAATGAATCAAGCAATATGTTTAATATTGTCATCTTATCTTTTCCGAAAAAGAGAGAAAATAATAATGTTCCAATATCATTATATGATAGTGAATATTCCCAATGATTGCCCTCTTTTATGAGAACTGTATCAGCATCATAAATTATGTCTCTTTGATAATCAGTGCATGAACATAGCAAATCAACATTTTTCTCAGCACATTTTATTTTGTTAAACTGTGCCTTTGTGTAAGACCCACGCATTTTTCATTTGTTCTGAAAAGAAAGTCAATAATCTTAGATAAAATGAATTATTTAATTCATTTTTAATACTTTTTGTAGTAATTTTCGTCTCATATTATTAGCCATTCTCTGCATCAATACTGACAATATAAACATCATCAATAATCTTAATTTTACAATCGGATAGTCCATACATACAACACCATGAATTTTCACTTTTTTGAACATGATCTTGAAATCTTTTCAAGAATTCTTTGATAACTAAAATGTTCAGGGTTATTTATCTTAACAACCAATGTATGATAAAGTAGACTACCTGAAGTATATCCTGTATATCTTAAATTGTTCTCAATTTTATCAATAATTGACTGTGGCAATAGAGATTGATTAGCTGGTCGTTCTTGTTTTTGTAATTCTTCATGTTTTTGTAATTCTTCAAGCTCATGAATTTTAAGAATAGCACTTTCATAATTTGCTATATGTGAATTTAATGAGTTTACAATATATTGAAATGTCTCAGTATTAGTAGTATCAGTATTAGTATCAGTATTAGGATCAGTATTAGTAGTATTAAATTGACAAAATTCTTTACTTTTGGTCAATAAAGAATTGATTTGATGCACAGCTACACGATATTTCGAATTTGTACGAAAATAGCGTTTACAATTTCCAATTGTACATCCACTATGATTAGTGATCGAATCTAAATTTTCCATTAATGTAACTTCATTATCGTTAAAAAATTTAACAAGTTGAAATAAATTGAACAACCATTCGGATAACATCGTGTTTCACTTCCTCGTAGATTACCGCAGTATCCATGATATAAAGCCACATACTCAGGATAATCAGGATATTCCATATTCTGATAGACGATTACTATAATTATTTAAAAAAATGAAAATATTTTTTTTAAGTTTAGAACATTTTTTAAAAATTATTTTAGATCACATATACATCTATCAAGATATGGAATTTACTCCGACTGCATATACAACATCAACTGACGTTAATCCTAATTTATGGAACGTTTCTACTAATGTACCTGCTACCTCTACATCTACATCTACATCTACTGCCTCTGCCTCTGCCTCTACATCTGCACCTGCACCAGAAACAGACAAAAGTTTCTTCCAATTGATTAAAGATGAGTATTACGAGACTCATCACGTTGACAATTTTGAATTTATTATTGCTAGTGGTAATTTAAACAAAGCTGTTGAATACATTAACACTCACGATAATATTAAATTTAACATTAAATGCTTGACTTATTTGTACAACAAATCACACTCTCTTGTTGCTACTACTACTACTGATGCTAATGCCGATGCCAATAAAGTATCTGATGATCTTCTTACTCTTTACTTAAGTAAAATCTCGTCAGTTAGTGATTTTATTGAGGCTATTTTTACAACATCTTGTCATAATGATGTTTTGATGTATGATGGATCGTATAATGACACTTTTGTCGGTAAGACATCGAATTGGGATATGAATATAGATAATTATTTGGCAAAACTTACAGATGACAAATGGTTTAATCTATTAAAGAAAATCTCTTCAAAATATTCTCTCAATCATACAGAATCTATGACTGATTCTCTACTATCATCTCAAAGAGTATTGTCAGACGATAAATTGCTTGAACTACTTTCTGGTGATGTTAATATGTTCTTTTTTAATCTTATCAGAGATCGTTTTTCAAATTTCAATAATGTTCTTGATATGCACGTATCTTACAATCTGCCTATCGGCACAAAGTCTATTCCACTTTATGTGAAATTTATATTGAATGACTACAATGTTGATAATTCCTTTTATTATAAATCTCTTAATGTTCAAGGATTGAGTCTTTATCATATTCTTATATTGTGTGACAAGCAAACTATCTTAGAAAAGATCTTAAAGTCGCATTTGTATAATGTTGAACATTTGAATGCACTTGATAGTTTTCAAAATACACCCCTTATGAGTGCACTCATAAAGGGTAACACATTTCAGAATGTTGTTGACATGCTTTTGGAAATTCCAGAAGTTAAATTGACTGTATGTAATAATATCTGGTCAACTCCTTACTTATTGTACTCTAACATTTTGGAAAAGAGTACCAAAAACAATGTTACTATAAGTCATGAAAGTTATACGAGTGATACAGATGATACAGGTGATACAGGTTATATAGGTAAGTATCCATTTGCTGTGAACCAATCAGTAGATCGTCCAAAAAAACACCTTTTCAATGAGCCTGTACCATATAATTCTACACGATTATCAGGCAATTCAGTCGGTGTATTACCATATGATTCTATAAGATTATTTAGTGATGGACTTAATGGAATTAATATTCCAGAAAGCATGTCTACGTTTACATATAATCACACTATTCACAAGAATAGTAATAGACCTTCCGCCAGACATAATTATGTCAAAGCTCTTGAAAAGATTTTTACTAGTAACGATTTTAAGTACAGTGTAGATCTTGCTAAGTTAATGATAACATCTGAATATGTTAATAGCAACTTATTCTCATTAATGTGCGCTAATCCAAATTTAGATGCGTGTACATTATGTTCAGATAGTCTTCTTCAGACATTGGATCAAGTCAGAGATTCTATGAAATTATCTTTAAGCACTGATCCTTACAAGCATTATGATAAGTTCTGTACCTTAAATGAGATTGAAAATGCTATTAAACGAAAAACAGCAGAGACAGCAGAAGAGACTCAAAAGCCCACGGAAGAGACTCAGAAAGGACGATGGGGATTCTTTTAAAATTTCTTATCATAATGCTCGAAAAATACATCAACTAATGATTGTATGTATTCAACGCCATCCTCTAATAAATAACAATCATTATTATTAACATTAGTATCATCATTATAAGTATAAGTATTAGTATTAGGAAAAGACCAATAATCATTAGGATCATACTGTATAATTGATATATCATCATTAAAATTCTTTCTTTGCATTTCAATATATTCGTCATAATCAAATATGCCATCAATATCTAGACACTTACCTGCATAAGATACAAATGCATGCCTTACATTTACATTTTGATGGCATTGTAATGTCAATATTTCAGTCTTAAGAGTCTTAAGAGTCTTAATACTCTTAAGACCATTAGTATCTGAGAGTTTTTCATTAAGCAATTCTGCAAAAATATTACAACCGCCTGACTTACATATATGTATTGCTTTTTCATCTATTATACCATACCTAGCAAATGTTAATGTTGATCCTTTATAAAGTTTAATAAGAATATAATCTCCAATTTGAGGTTTCTCCTTTGCGTTTGGAGCACTTAGAGCACTCATAGCACTCATAGCACTCATAAAACTCAAAATATCATAACCACAAAATGAATCATATTTAACTCGATGCGTATTAAGTGGACATAATTGTAAATATTCGTTAACAGTCATCTCAATGCCTGAAATTGGTTCAGGACTTTTATTTTGCCATGGATAATATACTTTCGCAAACATAATTTTCTGTTATGATCGTTATAGATTATGTGGTTTGGATAATCTTCTTTGTTTTTACGAGTAATAGTGATAGCGTAAAGCATTTCTTCACATTAAAAATACCAAAAATAAATGATTAAAATGATTTAAATGATAAAAAATTTTTAAATCAATTTAAATACTGGAAAGAGAAAAAAGAAATGTCAGAAGATCGGATTGCATGCACAGCTCTAATCACAATATTTATTTTTGTTCCTCTTATAATAAGTGGCAGTATACTATTATCTGAAGGATGTGATGATTCTCTTGGAATAAGTTGCAATGTAGAAAAGATTCAATGCACAATTTTCAATTATACTATCGAACAACAATTATGTTCATCTAACAGCATACCATATGATTGTTATGAATTATACATTTATTGCAATAATGATAATTATAAGAAAAATACAATATCAATGTATTGTGGTGGATCTGTTGGTATTTTCTTATCGGAATATTTTGCATCTGTGTATTTCGATACACAATATAAAATAAATGAAGTTTTAACTGTTTACGCAATAAAAGATTCATCATATTGTTACATAGACTCGACAACAATATATAAACATTTTTATAATGCTCGTATTGGATTTGCTCTATTAATGACATCTTGTGCAATAGCAATATTATTAATAATATGGTTCTATAATGATAAGACTAATGATAATAATACTAAGACTAAGAATTTTCAAGAACGTCGTCGAATAGCTGAAGAACAACTTAGGGTAGTTCAAGAAAGAACAGAGAATGAACAGAGAATAGCACAAGAAAAAGCACAAGAAAGAGCACAAGAATATGCACAGAGAGTAACACAAGAAATAATAGAAAATGAACAGCGAATGGCAGAAGAGCGAAAAGATATTATAAGACAAAAGCAGATAAAAGAATATGAACAAAGACAGAACCTATTGAGTAATTCTCCAGAAAAAGAGAAGATTCGCCAAATAACATACCGAAACTATTTGGAGAGAAAAACACAAGAAGAAAAATTGATACAAGCTGAACGACAATTATGAGACAAAGATAAGCTACTAAAAGAAAAAGAATCTGCTCTTGAAAATGCACACAAAAGTGAACAATTATTAAAAGATCAAATTGATCAACTTGAACAAATTGGCAATCCTCCTGCTTACCAAAGCAATGAAAGTAATCAAAGTAATCAGTTACCTCCGGCCTACAACATTGATATGGGGGACAGCTTGGGGGACAGCTTGGGGGACAGC